GTTGCCGTGAACAATCAAATCATCAAGATGGCGAGGCAGTATAAATTGCCTCTTCTCTTGACGGTTGATTCGCACTTCGTGAAGCCTAATCAAAAACGCCTTCAAGACGTGCTGCTGTCGAATTCCGACGGGGGATGGACATTTAGTGAGTCCTACCACATGCCTGATCTGGCGGAAGCGGCCGAGTCCTGGGCCAATAACCATGGCTGGGATGTCGAGCAGCAGAAAATCTTCCAGGAAGCGGTCGAGAACAACGATATCCTCGTCGGGATGGCCAAGGGTCTCACGATTTCTACGCCATACCGCCAGCCCGAGCCCAACTACCCTCAAGACTTGATTGAGTTCGCCAAGGATCATCCTTCAGAAGCTCGGAAGGCTCTACTTGTCCGGGCGATTAAAAAGCACGGCCGTATGAATTGGAACGACCCTGCTTACGTTGAGCGCCTGCAAAAGGAACTCGATGTCATTTGTGACAACGGGATCGTGGACTTTTCGGACTACTTCATCTTTCTCGAGGACGTCTACGCCTGGGCTGCCGCCCATTCCATCTTCTCGGCTCCAGGTCGAGGATCCGGGGCGGGATCTCTTCTGGCCTACTGTCTGAAAATCACCCACTTGGACCCGATCAAATGGCGATTGCCGTTTGAGCGATTTTTGTCCATGGCACGGTTGAAGCGAGGCAAGTTCCCCGACATCGATTGCGACTTTGGGTCCAGGGACGCTTTGATCGCCTATCTTCGCGAAAGGTTTGGCGACAAGATGGCTCAGGCGTCAACTCTAGGCACCCTGAAATTGAAGAGTGCCATCCGCGACGCCTGTCGGGCGATTCTTGGAATGAACGGTCATGACGCTATCGTCGAGGCGGTCTGCAAGACGATTCCAAACGAGCCACAGGGCGTGAACTCGAAGGATTTCCTCCTGGGCTACAAGGACCAAGACGGCAACCTTCATGAGGGGCATTTACACGAAAACGAGTCATTGGATCAATTCTTCAAGGCCTATCCTCCAGTCTATGAAGCGGTCCTTCAATTGTTGGGGATTCCAAGGTCTGTCGGTCGCCATGCCTCGGCATTTCTAATCTCAAACGCTCCCATTTCTGATTCGGTACCGACTTGCGTGATCTCAGGCTACCTTTGCACGCAGTACCAGGCGTCCGCGTCGAACAACATGGTGGAGAAAGCGGGCCTCATCAAGTTCGACTTTCTTGGCGTCAACACCCTGAAAGACATCGAGAACTGTATTCGTCTTGTTCAGGCCAAGCATGGCTATAAGGTTTGGAGCGAAGAACTCATTCTTGATGGCGAGAAGTTCAAGATTCAGCAAGGTGACCTCGCGATCGACCAACTTCCAGATCGCTCGGGTAAGCTGATGAACATCTACGACCTTCCAGAGGACCAGGGGGTGTTTGCCGATCTGTCCGCCGGCAAGACGATAACTGTCTTTCAGATGACCTCGGCTCTTATGACCGGCCAGACCCGCATGATTCAGCCAACGGCCCTTCGGCATTGCAGTGACATCGTCGCTCTCGTGCGCCCAGGACCACTGCTCGCAGACACCGGTGTATTGATCCCGGATCATTCGCGCTTCCATACGGGCACCGGTCGAAAAACCTATACGATGACGGAACTCTACATCGACGCGAAAGCGGGAGTGGTGACTCCAACCTACGCGCACGAAGGAATGCGCGCGATCCTGGAAGAAACCTATGGTTGCGCTGCCTACCAGGAGCAGCTCCAACAAATGTTCGTGGATTTGGCGGGCTACTCACTCGAAGAGGCCGACTACCTGAGAGAGACGTTGGCCAAGAAGAAACGGCAAGACATGGAAAAGGCCATTCCAGACCTCAGGAGGCGATTGGCCGAAAAGGGCTGGAGCGAGCAACAGGCCGAGATTTTTGTGGGTCTATGCGTCTCCAGCTCCGCTTACTCCTTCAATAAAGCCCACTCCGCCGCTTATGCCGTGGTGGCATACCAATGTGCATACCTCAAGCATCACTATCCGGTGGAGTGGTGGACGGCCGTTCTTCAGAACGCCAAAGTCGAGGATATCCGTGAAAAGGGGTACGCCCAGGTTCTTCAGTCTCAGCAGTTGCTCGAACTGCCTTCGATTAATGGACCCACTGACACATTCATTCCATCCGAGGGCATGGTTAAAGCTCCGCTCTACCTCATCGACCGCGTGGGCGACACTGCTTGCGCTGAGATCGAGCGGGCGAGAAGGGCGGGCGGCAACTTCGAAAGCTTTCAGGACTTCTTTGAGCGAGTGGAAGCAAGGAAGGTGAACGAAGGGGTTATCACCAACCTCATTCTTTGCGAGACCTTCCGGGACATCGAAATCCTCCGCTCTCCCCAGGAGATCCTCGAAGAGTACTATTACCTGAAAAAGGTGAGTTCACTGAAGCTTGGGGAAGGCAAAAAAGGGCAAGACCTGAGGGAGGCAGTCGAGGTGTATCGCCAAAAGGAGATAAAGGCAGGGAAGAGATTACCTGTGCCCGACATCTTTCACGATCTACTCCAGAACGAGATCGCCCGCGCCAAGGCCCTTCCCATCTATCGACTGAACGTACACGAGGACTTTCAGGCCCTCCTGAGACGAAAGGCCGAGATTACCTACAATGAGGACGGGAAGGCCTTTTATCGTCGAGGGGCGGGAGAACTCATCAGGGTCTACAAGACTGTGGCTGAGGTCCGAGCCGAAAGACCCTACGGTTTGGGCTGCTTCATTGGGCTGATCTCCTCGACGTCCACGTTCCAGTACACGGACAAGCGCTCCGGTAACAAGGTGACTGCACTCAAGCTCCAGCTCCAAAACGATGGGGAGTCCTTCGAGGCGGTTGTGTGGCCGACCATGTACGAGGAAATGGGCCCACCGCCTGAAGATAAGATTGTCCGAGCCGTCGGAAAGATTAAGGAATCCGCGCGCGAGCCGGGCAAGTTCGAGATGAGCGTCGAGGGCATCTCCTTCCTCTAGCGCGATCGGTACAGCAAGTTTGTAGGGCGGTGTCGATTGAGGGCAGGAACTCCTTCCCCCAAAAGCCTTTCCAGCACTCTCGATGCCGCCCTCACACATACTCAGGAGAACGAAGATGCAGAAGAAAGTGATCATCAATCCAACGAAGGCCGAGGAGGGGACCTACACCCTGCTGGTGCCGGCAGATATTAAACGAGCGCTATTCACTCGTTGTCTCGGTGTCCGCGACGGGCGCTTGAAGGTTCCATTTTTAATCACCGACACGCACTTGGGTCGCCTCATCTCCAATATCGAATACCGCGTAAAGTCGGTTTCGCGCTGGACGAACAAAGAAGTGAACAGCTTGGACGAGGCCTGCGAATACCTCGCCAAGGTGGCCGATGAAATCTACGCCGGCGAATTCTGGGACATGAAAGTTCTCAAGGCTGAAGTTATGTACGGAAAGGACAAAGTGTACGGCTTGGTTTGCCCGGTCGCGGGAAAGGTACAGCAGATTAGACAGACTCTGGAAAGCGTTGCCACCATCGAAGTGAACGAGTTCAAAGGGGTCAAGAAGGACAACAAATCGCCTGAACAGGCAAAGACGAAAACCGAAAAGGACCCACAATGAGCAATGAAATCGCCCTCAGTTTTGACCTCGAAGCACTTCTGAACAAAGGTAAGCGCAACCGCAAATACAAGTTCGAATACTTGAAGGACGGCTTGGCCTCTTACCGCATTCTCCCATCGTTCGATTCGGCTAATCGCCGCTTTGAGCACGGGTACGCGCTCCACTGGTTGACGGGTGAAAACGGCAAACCTGTGAAGGCCCTTTGCACCTACTACACTGAAAAGTTCTGCCCGGTCTGTCAGGCCCACAAAGCTACCAAAGAGGCTTACGAAGGAGCTGTGAAGGCTGCGCCGCAGGCTGAAAACACCAAGCGTTTGGCCGCTGCCATGATGAAGCTCAGTGTCGCGCGCTCCACCTTCTACAACGCAGTCAACGCCTCGGGTGAGCCGGTCATCCTTGAGCTGAACAGCACTGTGTCCAAAGCTCTGGAAGTGCTGATCATTGAGGCCTACCAGAAGAAGAATTTCGATGCGACCGCATTGAAGGGTGGTGTTTGGTTTGACTTCACGAAGAGTGGCAAGGGCCGTGATTCGGTTCGTGTCGATTACAAGCGCATTTCTCGCCTGGTGGAAGGTGAAATGGTGGACGTTCTTGATCGCACCGGTCTCTCAGAGGAGTTGACCAACCGCTTGCCGACCGCTGTTGCCAACCTCCATGACCCGAAGACCATGTGGATCCGAGAGTACACCGCTCTGGAGCTGGGGGACTACCTGAAGGGTAAGCCTCTTCCAGACACCAATGGTCGTCAAACGGCTGCTGCTCCGACTTCGGAAGAGGATAGCGAAGAGTCTCATGCAGCGGCTCTTCAAGCGATTACCAACACAGTCGCAACCCCTCCTAACGCTCAAGCTGCGCCTGCGGCAGTTCAAGCGACTGCGCCGGCGCCTCAGGCAAGTCAGTTCAAGGACTTCGCAGCTGAAGCAGAACGTCTCCAGAGACTTTCGAACCCACAGGGCTGAGCGATGAACGAGGACTTGAAGAAATTCATTGGGCTGGGTTCCGACGACGAGACCCAGCCCGTCCTCTACCAGGAGCCCAAAGCAGGCCTCCCGGTCCCGATGGACATGACGGACATCTACAAGTGGGAATCGATGGTGGATCAACTCACCAACATCAACTCCATCAACGGACCCTACTACATGAGGGAATTCCTGAAGGCGAAAGAGGTTTGCAGCTCCTACTACTGCAAGCTCATCTTCGATCTCGAGCAGGCAAGGAATCGGACCAAGACCGAATACGCGTTGTCCTACCTCGAGCGCTCCCAGGAATACATCAAGTTCAAGGGGCTGAAGGATACGGATGAAACCAAGAAGCAATACGTCCAAATCGACCGCGCCTACCAAGCCGCCAAAGATCATGAGGACATGCTGAAGGCCTTGGCCACCCTTCTTGGCAACAAGGTGGACAAATTTCAGACCGCTCACGACGACGCTAAGAAGATCTTCGACTCTTCAAGGGATCCGCGAGGCTCCTTGCCTGCGGTGCCGACGTCAAGGGATGCCACATGAAATGGCCTTTTGGCGGCGGATCACCGTCCGAAGATGAGTCAAAGTTGCCCGTCGAAACCCCGTTGAAAGAGCTTTTCGACCTCGCCAAGAACGATCCGACACTCCTTAGGCATTTAAGGGCCTGGGAGACCAAGTGGGTCGTTCAGTATGCGGTTGAAGACGATGTGTCGAAGATCCTGACAAAGACCGAGGACCTGGACGAGGTGACCGACATCCTTCTCAAGCGGGAGGATGTCGCTCTCAAGTTCTTGGGGACGAAGGTGGCTGACGACTGCTGCATGTCCGACGTGATTAAGAGCGAAAAGACTAAAACATCAAGGCACCGCTACTCGGTCCTTGCGATTCGAAAGAGGCCGATATGAACGATATTTTGAAAATGCAGATGATTGTCCGAGTTTTGAATGATGAAGGCAAAGTCGCGCCCGAGCAAAAGTCTGTCCGAGACATCATTCTCGATCCGGAAGGAGTCCACGCTGACGACGTGTTGAACGCACTTCGATTCTTCTGCGCCAAGATCATTGGGGATTACGAAGCGGACATCGCGACCAATCCACAGACCTAAGGCCGGATCGGTACAGCACAGGTGGACGTTTCAATGCTTCCGAGAGGCAGGGAATTTCCAGAACAAGACACTGAAAGATTGAACACTTCGAGGCAATGAAAGATGGCAAATAAATGGCTCACGCAATTTCTGAAGGACGACAAGAATACCCTTGCTGCGACCACTAAGCCCAAGCAAGTTGTATACCTCCAGAGCCCTAGCTACAACTGGGCTATGCCCCTCAAGATGGGCGAGACTACTTGCCTCTACGGTCCAGAAGGATCCGGCAAGAGCCTCATCTCAATGTTGGCCATCGGAGCCCTCCATCAGGCTGATCCTACTGCGATCGCAGTGCTTATTTCTACCGAGTACCGTGCGCCAGATCCAGATCGTCTACGTGTTCTGGGTGTGGATCCAGAGCGACTTTTGATCCGTCAGGCTTCCGCTTTCAACGACGTCTTCGATTGGATCTTGTCAAAGGATGAGAAGTTCACGAACGAAGATGGAACGAAAGGAGGACCAGGCCTTTCCTACCAGCTTGAGCAGGGGATGCCAATGCGTGCTCTTGTGATCGATTCCGTCAAAGGTATTCAGGGCCCTCGAGAACTCGCCGCCGACTCCACCTCCAAAGAGATCATGGGTGATTTGTCGAAGTTCCTGAATCCAGCTCTTCGCGGCATCCTTCCCGTCATCCGGAAGCACGACATGATGACCATCCTCGTTCAGCAGGTGAATGAGAACATGGACCAGGACGAGGTGAAATACCAGAACCTCAAATACAAGATCCCATCCGGCATGGCCCTCAAGCACTTCTGCGAAGTCATGAACCAGATCGAGCGCGTTACCTCTAAGGACTCCAAGATTTTTGACGAGACGATGCAATCCATCCGCGAGATTCCTGTCCAGATGGGCCACACCATTCGGGTCAAAAACACCAAGAACAACACGGGAAAGCCATTCCGCGAAGCTGAGTTCCGCCTCCACTACGAAGACGGTGTCGTTCAGCTGGGCCGTGAAATCGCTGAGCTGGCCGCAAATCTTGGAGTCATCAGTCACCCTATAAACCCTGAGACCGGCAAGGAGATCTCTGCCCAGTGGATCTTCAAGGCCACTCTCGCCGCCGTCAAAGTGGACCGCAAATGGATTGGCTTCGCCACCGTCGTTGAAGACTGTGAAAAGGACCCAGCCTTGAGACGCCAGCTGATGTCCGCTGTCGAGCAGATGGATAAGTCCACCGACACGGAAGGGCAGGCCTAAGTGAGCAAGAAGTCCCGGGCACTCATCATTGGCGATGCCCATCTCAAAATCTCGAACATCGACGTGGCTCGGGACTTCATCTCTCAGTCTTTGGACCTGATACGTGCTGGCAAATACGACAAGGTCATCCTGCTCGGAGACCAGTACGACTCATTCGCCATCATTCGCTCTGAGATCCAGAGTCTCTGGACTTCATTCTTCACCTCGGCCATTCAATACACTAACGTCATTGCATTGGTTGGGAACCATGACCTTTCAGGCGTTGACGGCGGGACGAACCCCATGGAGCCTTTCAAGGCCTATCCAAGGGTGAAAATTGTCGATGAGCCGCAGCAGACGGACGGTATCTACTACGCCCCTTTCATGCGCGACAACGCTGCATTCGAAGCGTATTGCCGGTCCATTCCGGCCGGTTCGGTTCTGATCTGCCACCAGTCCTTCAATGGCGCCCAATTTGAAAACGGATTCTATGACCCACATGGAGCGGATCCAGCCTGCGTGGCGCACTTGAGTGCAGTGATTTCAGGCCACGTTCATAAACGTCAGCATTTCTTGAACATTTGGTATCCAGGCACTCCTTTCCAACATTCTTTCGGGGACGCGGGCGAAAAGAAGCTCATCCATGAAGTGACGTTGGAGCCGACCGGCTATTCCGCTGTGGCGCCCTTGAGCCTCAATCTTCCCACTTACAACACCCTTGAAGCGGGCTCTCTCGCCGCGCTCGAGCAGGACGTGGGTCAGCTGGTGGCGCAGGCTTCCCAAGCTCAGCTTGCTGCCATGAACTTGAAGGTGATTGCTCGGGGCACACCCTCAGAAATCACGGCCTTTTGGTCCTCTCCGGCAGTGAAACACCTCAAGCAGGACGCTCGCCGAGTCGTCGATGGCCTCACATCCGCCCGCCCGACTGAGAAATTGCCGGGAATGACGGCTAAAACCCATAAAGAGAAACTCTATGAATTTATCGAATACAAAGGCAAGAGCTGGAGAACAAATTGGACACGAGTCGCTCATCGCGCAGAAGAGCTTCTCGCCCAGTGACCTTTTCCACGGGGAGAGATGGCTCCTCGAGAACGGACTCATCAGCGAGTCCAGTGCCGACACCCTGATGGGTTACGGCTACATGCAAATGGGCGTCTTGAACGTTGATCTCAAGATCGACTTGGACACTTTCAATGCCGGCAAGGGCGCTCGGGTCGACTACACTCTCGACATCGGTCGGCGTAAAGGCCTGTTCTATCGCTGGGCCCTCAAAGCCGCTTCCGGCCGGGGCATCTGGTCCAAGCTAAAGGCCGTCTTTTGGATCAAGCTTGGAGCGCCTATTCCCGGATACCTGGAGCGAAGTGTTAAGGCCCTTGCCTCCGAATTCCTCCCAGACATCTTCGAGATCACTGTCAAAGTGAAATAACTAGGATCGGTACAGCAATTGAGATGGAACTCGATTGCAATTTGAAAGCGGTATTCACTCCTCAAGATTTGATTGATCAGTTTCCTTTCGGTGAGCTGAGAGGTCACCAGAAATGGGTCCTCGAAGAGGCTTCTAAGGCCCTCTCAGACCCAACCAAGAAGTTCATTGTCATTCAAGCTCCCACCGGATCCGGGAAGTCGCCGCTTGCGGTGGCCCAAGGTCGCGCCTTGGGCAGGAGCTATCTATTGACGATGAACAAGTTCCTCCAGGATCAGTACACTCGCGACTTCGGTCACTTCATGGCCGATCTCAAAGGGAGAACCAACTACTTTTGCAGTAAGCGCCCCCAAGCCGCAAAGGGTAAGAAGGACGTGGAGCCCGAGTGCTGCCCAGCTGATGCCAGTGCCAGGAAGCGTCGCGGCTGCAACGCCCCTGAGTACAAAGACAAATGCGAATATTTTCAAGCCATTCACAATGCGGTTGAATCCAAGTTCACGCTCATGAACTTCTCAGCCGGCCTCTGCTTCATGAATTACACGGACAAGTTCGGACCTAGACCGGTTTTGATCATCGATGAGGCCCATGCCCTCGAAGATCAACTGACGAGCTTCATCGAATTCTCGGTCACTGCAGAGAGTTTGCTCGAAGCGGGCCTCCTGAGAAATTTTGATCAAATCCCAAACTTTGATGCTCCTCAGGATTACGTGCCTTGGCTTCGGGTGATCATGAAGGAGTCTGAGGATTTTCTGAATGGCGTGAAACCCTATCCCCGTGACCTCGATGAACTCAAGAACCTCGTTGGTAAGATCTCAACTCTCATCTCTGTGATCGAGGATGACCCAACGAACTTCGTCCTTCAGAAAGATTTCACGAGTATCGGGAAGCTGCAGTCAATCAAGATCAACCCAATCATTGTAAGCGAATTCGCTCATGATTACCTGTTCAAATTCGGTCAAAAAGTGATTTTGATGTCTGCTACGATCGTCGATTTCAAAGCTTTCGCAAAGACCTTGGGGATCAAGGAAAGCGAGGCGGCATTCATCGATGTACCTTCGACCTTCCCTAAAGAGAATCGTCCCATCCACATCCTGACGACGAAGAAGCTGTCTCAGGCCAACCTCAACTCCTCACTTCCCTCTATCATCAAGGACATCCAGGACATCCTGGATAAGCATGAGAACGACAAGGGCATCATTCACGTCTCAAGCTACGCCTTGGCCCAGAGCATCTATGATGGCCTGTCACGCGCCCATAGGACCAGGGTCAACTTCCCGAAGAACTCCGGGGAGCAGGCGGATGTCGCTACTCTCCAAAGGATCGAGAAGCGGCCCACCGTGATTTTGTCGCCTTCCATGACCGAGGGTGTGGATTTGAAAGACGACATGTCGAGGTTCCAGATCATTGTCAAAATGCCATTCGCAAGCCTGGGGGACGCCCTCATCAAGGCGCGGATGCAGCGAGACTCCCGCAGCTACGGGCTGAAGACAGCAATTCGCCTCATTCAGGCCTATGGTCGCTCGATCCGGTCGGAGACCGACTATGCCGAGACCTACGTGATCGATGGGAAGATTCTGGACCTCCTCAGCGACTTCAAAACCGTGCTCCCAAAGTGGTTCCTTGAAGCGATCGCCGTGAAGGGCATCAGGATGGAACAGTGAGTAGTCCAGGACCGAATCTCGATAGCGATACGGCGCTTGCGAACTGCATTCGGACCCTTAAATGGGCGATCGAAACGTGCCATCAAGTCAAAACGGAGTCCGCTCACTTGTTTCCAAAGGCCAAGGAGTCTTACGAAACAGCCTGTTCCCTGATGGCCTTCGTCTTCGAGCGAAAGCTGAAAGAAGTTCAGGACCTTCACGGAAACCCAGACCGGGTTGCCTTCGAAGAAGCCATTGCTGAACTCGCGAAAGCGGTCGGCCTCAACGACTAGCTCGAATCGGTACAGCAACTGTGATGGCAAAAGAGAAGAAGAACCCGAATCAGAACTTGGAAGTGAAAATCAGGGTGTCCGACATATTCGGGACAGACGACGCCGACACGCTCTTCTTGACGAAGAACGATCAAACTCCGAGAGGGGTTGTGATTCTCGAGCTATTTTCGACGGATAAGGGACGCCTAGCCACCGTTGTGAACGTCAAAGACCTCGAACGTGCTCTCCGCCTGATGAACGGCTTTGATTACGGCTCATGAGACCTCTACGCAGCCAGGTTTACAATTTCCCTAAGCATTCTTGCGTATTGAGGAACTAACGATGTCGCTTCTTAATGTAAATTTGGGGATTTTGGCCTACGCCGACCCTATCTCCTCCAACCAGCCGAACGTACGTCTGGCCGACTTGAAGTGGAGCTTGCTTGGAATGCCTACGGACAATTTCCGGAACATTCCCATCTCCCTTTCCCCTGGAGAAACACTCACCGTGGCCTCAAACGCCCGCGCGATCTCTTTCGACGGCAATACATCCTTCCAAGTCACCAAAGTGGGTAGCGACCGGATGCGAATTACGGCCCCGCTCGGTGCTCGCGTTCCAAGATTGAGCGGAGACTCTGCCACAACGTGGTCCATCCAGAAGCTCGGGAACGTTGTACGTCTCAGTGCCACTGGATCCAATGCTCCTACCTTTTCTGATGTCCAAATCGGGGACCTTGTCCGTACGACCGGCTTCTCAGCTTTCAATGCAGGTGAATTCACCATCCTGTCAAAAGGCGTTGGACACGTCGATTACGTGAACGCCTATGCCGTAGACCAGGCTGGCGTCACTAATAGCCCTGTCCAAATTTACTCAAGCGGACCTGTCCAAAAGGGCGACATTCTCGACCTTAGCTCCATGCAGTTTGCCTTTCCGAACCAAGGTTCATTCCCAGTTGTCGATCTCACTGATTCCTACATTGAAGTGGTCAACCCAAACGCGTTTGACCAGACGGTCACTGGAGTTACGACCGGTCTGGCGATTTACCCATACGCCTACAAGTGGCTCGGTATTGTCGTCGATCGGCGTGTCCAGGTTGGTCTGAACGGAACTGCTCCAGGCGCCATTGAAGTAGAGCCGGCGGTCGAAGGCGATCTGAATAAGAGCCCAGGCCTCTTCCTGAAAAGGGGAAAGGTGTTTGAAGTAACGATCCGAAACGTTGGGTTGCAGCAGGCTCACGGCTTCCTGCTTCTCGCGGAGTGAATATGTTGACGGAAGTTGAACTGAACAGAATCACCCTCAATGAGGGCGAAACGCTAGTTTTTACGATCACAGACTGGCAACTGAGTCACGCAACTATCGTTCGTATTACGAAGGATCTCTCCAGAAGGTTTGGAGATCGCGCCATCCTCGCCTACCTGCCAAAGGGCAGCCTCAAGATTGAGAAGGTCATCGAGGATTAGTCGTGAAGAAGCGTCCACCTTATAACGAGAATGCAGCGATTCGCGGAGCCATTCGGCGCTGCTTCTCTCGCTCACCCATCGTCAGGGAAGTGCTCTTTCGTAACCGCCGGGAAGTTCCCAAGTACAACAAGGATGGATCAAGAGCAAAGAAAGACGCCGTTCAGTACCTGTGCAACGTCTGCAAGGCATGGACTAAATCTACTGGAGTTGCGGTCGACCACATCATTCCTGTCATCGACATCGAAGTTGGATTTCAGGGCTGGGACACGTTTGTGAAGCGCCTCGGATTCAATCAGGCCTCAAACCTCCAGGTCATCTGCGATCCCTGTCACCAGATTAAGACCAACGGTGAAAGATTCCTCAGGAATCTAGGCCAGGACTGGGAGCTTCTTGCCGTCTTAGAGCAAGAGGCGATGTCCAATAAGGGCCTTAATCTCGAGAGCACAAAGAAGCGCCTCACGAAGTTCTCCAACAAGAAGCTCGCGCGCTATCCCGCCGACTTCGTAGCGCGGATTGAAGCAATTAGACGAATCCTGCCCAAGGGCCGGAAACAGGCGGCATAATTTATGGCAAACATTTTCCAAAAGCTCACTCAGTACGTAGAAGCCCGCCTTGATGCGAGTATGGAGGACCTGAATAAAGCCGAGAGATCCGACGGACTGGTCGGTCGAAAAGGTTTGATTTTCGATCCCTTTAGCCATGAGTTCCAGAATGCCGGCCTCTTCAAGCAAAGGGTTTCCTATCTCCAGCCTCAAATCCTGAAGCAGGTCTCCCGCCGCGACGCGGTCGTAGCCGCCGCCTTGGACGCCCGCGCTTCTCAAATCGCCTCAGCCTGTAAGCGTCCTTCCTCCCGGTTCGATTGGGGCTTCAAGCTTGTCCCCAAGGATAACTCGATTACTTCGGACCAAGAGGAAATTAGGAAACTTGAAGAGTTCATCCTCAACTGTGGACAGAAAGAGGATCGCCCGATCGAGGACAAACTCACCTTTGAACAGTGGGGATATATGTTCTGCCGTGACATCATGGTGTACGGCCATGCCGCCATCGAGAAGGTCCTTCGCAAGGACGGACAACTTCACTCGTTCTTGCCCTTGCCGGCTGAGTCCATCTTCTACGCAAACAAGAAGGTCGACAAAAAGATTATTGAGAACATGAAGAATGCCTGGCAGGCCGCGATCGACGGAAAGGTCGAAGTGGATAGGATAGCCAAAGGCGAGTACGAATACGTCCAGGTCATCAACTCTAAGGTGATCGAAGGTTTCACGAAGGATGAACTCATCTTCGCCCGTTTCAATCTCGAGACCGACATCGACTTGAACGGCTATTGCTACGGACCTCTTGAGCGGGCCATGTCCGCCATCATTTCGCACATGCAGATCGAAAATCACCAGAGACAGTTCTTTGTCCATGGTGTCGCGTCCAAAGGCCTTTTGGTCCTTCAGGGCGCCGTTGCTCCAAACACGCTGAAGACTCTCCAGGCCCAGTGGAACAACCAAATCACAGGCCCGCTGAACGCTTGGAGAACTCCGATTCTAGCCGGTATTGACGGCGTCCAGTGGGTGCCCCTCACGGCATCCAACCGCGACATGGAGTACGCGGCTTGGCAGGACTACATTCTTCGCGTCCTCTGCGCCGCCATGTCCATCACTCCTGAGGAAATCGGGTTCGACTACTTGTCCAAGGGGACTGAATCGAAAACGATGTCTGAGTCCAATAATGAGTGGAAGCTGGAGCACGCCAAACGCCGTGGCATTCGACCCATCTTGGCCCGCATCGAAGCTATCATCAATGAAGACGTCATGCCCGCTTACGATAAGAAGCTGGCCGACAAGTACCATTTCACGTTCGTAGGACTCGATGCCGAATCCGAGATGGAAGAGACTCAGCGCCTCCAGGCAGAGACCTCTCTTCATACGACCCTGAACGAAGCCAGGAAGCAAACCGAACGCGAGGACCTGCCTTACGGCGGTGACATGATCTTGAACCCGGTCCTGCTCCAGACCTTGGCCCTCAATATGCCCAAGGGCCTCTTCATGGAGAAGTTCATTGGCATCGCGGGCGCCAGTGAGCGCCCCGATCTCCAGTACATTCCAGACCCTCTGTGGTTCACCTGGGCCCAAATGCAGCAACAGATGATGCAGGCCCAGGCAGGCGCAGCGCCGGGTCCAGACGGCGGGGGAGCCCCTCAGCAACAAGGACAGCCTTCTCCTGATGGAAGTCAGCCAGGGCAGCCTCAGGAGCAAGACCCAGAAGAGCAGCAACAAGCCATGGAACAACAGCAGCAGGCGATCGAGCAGTACATGGCAGCCAATCCAGAACTTTTTAAATCCCTCAAGAACAACTTGAGTAGGGCTGACGAGCTGTCCAAGAGCGAACGAGTCGCCAAGAGAGTCAACGTCTCGAAGATCGAAGCGAGCCGCGAAGCGCTTGTCAAAGACTTCCGCCGGGCCAGCGAAGACCTCGTGAAGGAAATTATGGGAATCGTCGCCACTGACCTGAAGGGCAAGAAGTAATGGCTGTTCTATCCAAGAAAGCCCAAGTCAAGATCGACAAGGCAGTTGAGAGCTACAAAGCCTACCTCCGGTATAAGGCCGTGGGACCTCAGGCTCTCACTCGCGACCAGCTCATGGATCTCATTCGTTCAGGGAAGCTGGGAAAGGAGACCGCTGTTAAAGCTCCTATCAACGAGGCCTATCTTCATACCCACGCCCAGATGGTCGATAACCTGCCAGCGCCCCGCCAAGTACGAGATGGGGCCCTCGACTACCTCGAGAGGATGATGGACCGGTACACCTCTAAGCTCGGGGATCAACTGAAGAGCGAGGTTTTGTCAGTAGTGGAAGGCACCATTATGCCAATCGCGGATCGTCGCGAAGGCGCTGCCGTTTATGAAGCACTTCAGGACCCCAAGATTTGGTCAAAGAACCTCCGCACCCTCCTGAAGGACCGTGTCGAGAACTGGGAATTCAGGTACCGCACCATCGTGAATACCGAGTTGAACCGGGCTTCAAACTGGGGCGCAATGGACGCCATTCTCCACAATAATCCAACCCAGGAGCCTCACGAACTCGTAGTATTCAAGCAGGGCAATAAGCCAGGAGCGGGAGCTTGTCCAGAGTGCGCCAAGTTCTGGTACTTGGAAGACGGCATGACTCCTCGGGTCTACAAGATGAGTGAGCTACTCGCCAACGGTTCCAACATCGGGAAGAAGAAGGCCGATTGGAAGCCAACAATCGATTCCACGCACCCGAACGAGAGCCACATCCTATCCGAACTAAAGCCAGGTTTTGGCTTTCAAAATGGCGGAATAGAATGGATCAGCGAATCTCATGACGAGTTCAAGAAGCAGCGCTGAGCCTTACCAAGCCGACCTTGAGTCGTTCAAGTCTTTCACAAGGGCTCGAAATGCCTCAGGAGTATTCTGTTTCCTATCGTACTCGAAGTACATGATCGAGCTGGGGCTTTCGGAGTGCTCTAAACCGAAGCAATGTCCGATCTCATGTATGAAGAGATGCCTAAGGTCTTCGGCATTGTAGAATCCATGGGAAGGCTTCATGACGTCGCTGATGACGATGGTGCAGTCTTCATCAAGACCACCTTGAGACTCACCGAGGGTTCCCGCTTCCAGAGGTCCGAATAGAACCTTGATTCGGAAGTCTGCCACGTCGGCATGGATGATCCTCCCACCTGCTAAAGCTTCGATTTCAGCCGTCGTTGCCTCAAGGATTTCCCGACTCGGGCCTGATAGGTCGCTCGAAAGGGAAGCCTTGCGCGGATGAGGTCCGCATCCAGTAAGGCAGAGAGCCAGCATTGATCCAATCAAGATAGGTTGGATCATTAGAAGTTCCACCCGAGTGACAAAGATCCCGTGTCAGGAGTGACACGGAGTGTGGTGACGTCCGCGATCGGCAATACTCTTGTGCGCAGTTTCACCTCTCGACTGCGTACAATGCCTGCAGCACCCAAGGCAGAGTCAATGAAGGCCTTATTAGACCGACGTTCAGCCTCGAGTTGAACAAGTTGTCCAACCTTCTGAACCTTGGAGTCGAGCTGGTACCCATAGAGACTCGCTTCAAATGCCTTTTGACAGGCATTTTGGGGCGACCCCGGCTGGGACATGATCGATGCACAGAGCAATGCATAGAGGGAGGCGCTCATCCCTACTGCTGTACCGAAGCGGCCCGAAAAGGAATCGGTACAGCAACTGTGAATGGTAACGCGACTGAAGGTCAAAAAGACTGGCGACGGAGAAATTGGGGTCAGCTGTCCTGCGTGTGAAGGGGTGGTGATCCCCATTCACTCGCCCGAGCTGCAGTTCTGGGACTGTCCAGATTGTGGACAGCCATTCGATCCATTGAGCCTAAAGGCCTACCGAAATGCAGTAGACGAGCAGGCAAGACGTGATGAATTTGGAGATCGAGAATGAGAATCATTAGAGAGTCGATCGACAGATTCTTCGATTACGACTTCCACCTCGAGACACGCACCATTTTCATTTCCGACATGGAAGATGGCACTGGGGTAGGCCCGCTGATGGCCGAAAAAGTCATCAAAAGCATTCACATTTTGCAGTCGGCAGATGCCGAAAAGCAAATCAACATCATCATGAATTCCCAAGGCGGCGAATGGTATTCGGGCATGGCGATTTATGACTGCATCAGTGCCTGCCCCTGTCCGGTGAAGATCGAAGTCTATGGGAGTTGCATGTCGATGGCTACGGTCATCCTGCAAGCCGCTGACGAGCGCATCCTTCATCCCAACGTAATTTTCATGATCCACGATGGGAAAGATTACTTCGAAGGAGATGCAAAGAACTTCGAAGCTTGGGGTCAGAATTCTCAGCATTTGCGCCAGCGCATGTATGAAATCTACGCCAAGGCCTCTGAGCGAGAGCCCAAGTTTTGGGCCAAGAAGTGCGGAACTGATTTCATTATCACGGCCAAAGAAGCCGTCGAACTCGGTCTCGCTGACAAGGTGGCCGGACAAGAAGAGGAAGACAAATGAACCGCGACTACAAGATCGAAAAGATTAACGCCTATAAAAAGCTGATTGAAACGAAGCGCCTGCCCAAGGCTCCGGAAGGGGAGAAGGGTGTTCCACGAGTTGAAGACGAGATTCTGGACGAGTTCTCGACTTGGGCCAATCTCCAGCTCGCGAAGCTCTTGGGTGAGGAAACCAAGCCCAGTCAAACCATGCTGACGGAAGAGGAGCGAGTGATCCTGAAGGGATTCGCCCAGAAGCTTATTCAAAAATCGCTGCAGCCAGAAGCTTCCACGCCTACTCAAGTCGCTCGTGCAGCTCCTCAGCCCAATAAAACCCGTCCGGCAGCAAGCGGTACAGCAATTCAGAGGGAAGAAGAGGAACGGGATCCAGCGATCCCACTCGGAAACCGCCTCAGAAAGCCGAAGTCCGGAACCACCGTTCTGGACGCCCTGGACGACCTTGATCGCCAAGGACCAGAGTTTTGAAACTAGTTACGAGGAGCAGTGAACAGCATGAGTAAGAATCCATGGGCCCAGCAGGCAAGCGGTAAAGACAAACTGAGGCAGAAGGTGAGCGCAGTGGCTCAACAGAACGCCCAATCCATCCAGGCTCTCGCCCAGGTCCAGCAGATGGTGTACGGCCTCAGCTACAAACTTTTCGATCTCGAGCAAAAGCTTACCCAGGCAGAGAATGTCGCAAAAGTGGCCGATTACCGTTCCCAAGCCCTGTCTAACGTCCTCGCCAAGGCTTCTATTGGATTCACCGACGACACCATCTCGAACGAGATCATCTCTCTTCAAGAGAAGGACTTCGATACCAACTCGGCGGCTGATGATGTTCGGCGTGGTCTAGAAAATGCTGATACCGAAACAGCAGCGAATGATCTCCATGCCATCACCACCATCTCGGTGTTCAAAGACGGCGTTGAGCTGAAGGATGAGCGAATCGTGCGTTCCAAGGTTGAGATCGGGAAGGCCGAACTCTTCAATGGCGACCTAGATGCTGCCTTGGTGGGGCTGAAAGTGGGCGATTCCAAGGACTTCCCTCTTGTCATTGGGAACCGCATCGATACGGCGCGAGTCACCCTTCTTGGACTGCGTAGAGCGCCCGCCATCGCAGCCGTTGAGATGACCGAAGCTCATACGGAGATCTCCAATGCCTAAATCCTCCAAAGCTTCCGCGAAGAAGGCGAAGGCTAGCTCCGCAAAGGAGGCTGGAGGATCATCTGAGGGCGCCCAAAGGGTCCTGGATGCCTATCTGGCTCTCGTCCAGAAGAAGGGCATGCTACCAACTCGGTCAGAAATGATCGCGAGTGGAGTGTCCAGGGACCGCATTCGTGAACACTTCGGGAATATCTCGATGCTCCATACGGCGGCTCGAGAGAAATCTCCCGAAGTGTTCGATGAACTCATCAACGAGGATTCGTTCACCGAAGAGCTTCATGAGTCGCTGGTTGCGGACGTGAAGAGGTATAAGCGATTCGTCATCACTACGGCCGTTACGGGTTGTCTTGTCCATGAAGGCTTCCTGAAGAGTATCCAACACTACTGCCGGAAAAACGGGGCGAAGCTGCTGGTTCTGCCAGCTTCTGACCCAGGCTCACTCCAGGGGTTCAACCTCGATAAGTCGCTCGGTAAAGAAGCAATCGTATTCGCCGACCTCCAGCTGAACTCGAACATCTTCCTGGCAGCTATTAAGTTGTCGGCCAAGCACATAGACCCTTCTACGGGGCTCGACCGAATTGGGCAACGTCATGGCACTTTCATCTACGCCTCTCCCAAGCAGCGTCTGAAGTTTATGCCCGTGAGTAACACAAAGCATCCCCACGCTGAAATGACGACTGGGGCAGTGACCCTCCCTAACTACACTCCAAAGCGTTACATGAGCGACCGAACTGCCTATATTGCCAACCACGACCATGTGATGGGGGCATTGATCGTGGAGGTGGTCGACAACGATCGTTACCACTTCCGTCAAATCCAAGCCGACTCAGACGGCGGATTCGTGGACCTGGGAGACTTCTATCAGGGAGACACCCTCTCGAAGATGTACGCCGAGGGCTTTATGCTCGGCGACTGGCACTCTGGTGAGACCGATCCCACTGCAGCCAAAGCGTGGTGAATTGGCTAGACCAAAACGCTTGTTCATCCACGACGGGTTTAATGGGCTGTCGATCAATCATCATGAGCGGCACAGGCAAATCCGCCGAGCGACACTTTCTTCCCATGGACTCCTCAATCTCGAACGAGAGTTGAAACAGTACGCTATGGATCAAGATGATTTGGCGAGTTGGCCGCACGTCGAAGAGCTGATCAACGTGAAATCCAACCATGACGTCTTCTTGGACAATTGGCTCCAGGAAGGCCATTGGACGGATGACGCCGAGAACTACAATCTGGCTGTTAAGCTCGCTTGCGCCATGACGGATGGCGTGAATCCCCTCGAGTATGCCGCTCGTAAGCTTGGGATGAAAAATAAGAAATCCAGGTGGCTCAGCCTGGACGAGGACTTCTTCATCGCTGGTATCCAGCACGGGGCCCATGGTCACAAAGGTCCAAAGGGGGCTAGGGGCAACATTAAGGGGATGGAAAAGGCCTATGGTCGCTCCAATACCGGTCACTCACACGGTCCTGAGATCCTGAGGCAGGCCTTCCAGGGTGGAACCTCAAGCTTCCTGAAGCTTGACTACAATACCGGCCCCTCGGACTGGGTCCACTCCTCGATCCTCACTTACCCGAATGGCCAACGTCAAATCATCAATTCATTCGATGGAGAATGGCGAATGATCGACGACAAGAAGGTCGGCAGCAAACCTAGACTTAAGTTCGCTATTAAGAAGGGCAAACGCCCCTCGCGGAGAAAGTAATTGCCCATTATCTAATGACTCCTGACCCATACCTGAATTGTTTTCCCCGCTTAGGGGAAGCCTACCCACTTCTCGGTAAAATAGGAGTCAAGATGAGTCGTGATCGGAACGCACTGACGGAATTGAAGCGCGAGAATCGGAGACTTCGAAAGGAACTCCATAAGTTCACGAATGCTCAAGAAGATGCTGAAGAGAGCGCTCAGACAGATGAGACGACGGAAGAGCCAAAGACACGCAAAGAGAAGGTGGCGGCTCCAGATGGAAAACGGACCAGAAAACCCCAAAAGGCAGAATCGGACGGGCCAGGATGCCCGACATGCCCAAAATGCAATGACGCAGGAACGGAGATCATCCTACTAGGCCAATTCAGATACTACTTTTGTATCGAACGCTGTGGGTATCGCCGCAAGATCTAATGACGACACGAATTCGCCCTACCCCACAGGAAATTGAGGCGGCGGTCACGGCCATGAGCCAGTTTACGACCGAAGAAATACAAGAAGAAATCATAGGGTTAGAGGACAACCTCCGCGTCTTATCGGCTGACGGTACAGCAATGATAAGCCTTCGCGAATTCCGAAGGATACGCCACGGGTATCAACTCCTGGTGCAAGTCATGAGGATACGTGATGGACGACAGATGCATGAGGAAACTGAAGTGCGTACCGAGCAAGCCTTGTCCGGAAGGGCGCAAAGCCGTCGACGCCGCCAGGCGCGGCGAGGTAGCCGGCTGTTCCTGGTTTGTAGCTGACGCCGAATCCAACTACTGCGTCTGGAAGTACCTCTCAGACGGTGGTCAGCCCACAGACCCCGCAAAGATTTCCCGACTTTGCATGGTGGACGACTCGGAAGTGAAAAAGATCCTCCAGGGCTTCAAGAAGAAGATGGATGAGGATGGGGTTCCGACAGAATAGTTGCGTTCAATGGATCCTATTGAAAATCAGTCTACGCAGGTCATGTTTCAATAGTCTTTGATGGATCTTAAAAAGGGAACGGTCATTGAGTGTGTCGCATCGACGTCGGACAACGACGTAGTCGGCGAATCCCTCGATGTGAACGGCGCAGACATCTCTCCTCTCCTCGAGGGGCGCGGGTTCTGCAATGTCGATCATCGGAATGACTTCGCCCATTTGGTCGGGAAAGTTCAGGACGCAAAGATCATCAAGTCTCTTGGTGATTGCAGCACTCCTTCTCAGATCAAATTTTGGGACGAACTGAAAAAGCCATTCATTTGGACCAAGGCTGAGATCTACGACGGCCACGGTCACAAAGAGGCCGATTCTATCGCCTCAATTTACAAGTTTTATCAAGCGAAGGGCGAAGCTCCTCCGATTAAAGTGTCAGTTGAGGGCAAAACCCTTGAGCGCGACGGAAATTCTTTGAAGCGGACCCTGATCAAGGGAATCGCCCTCACAGTTGCTCCTTGCAATCGGAAGACTCGCACTGAAGTGGTCGCTATCACCAAGTCGAATGGTGGCAACCCAAACACTCTAGTGAAAAGCGAAGATTCTGCCTTCGTACCAATGTTTATCGAGATGAAGGACGAACCCGTCCAGAAATTATACCAACTCGCGGTCACCGCCCGCGAGTTGCTGCGCGACGTGAGAATGCAATTCACGAAGTCAGAACAGAAGGTCGAGCTGCGAAGCCCGGCACTTCTCGAGCGGGCGAAACAGATGAAAGCGTCTCTTATTAAGAAGACGCGTAAAAACTAGGAGGATTACCCACCATGGCTATGAAATCTAACCAATCGGAGCAAATGGCAAAGCGCCTGAAGTCTGAACTTCAGGCGCTCGCCCCCGAGCTGACCTGCACCATTCTTGACAGCGAAGTGACCGTGTTCGACGGCGCAACTGTCATTGCTTTGATCAAACTTGCCCGCCGGACCTTTGACGGCTTCAATATCGCTTACGAACTTTCCAGTGAAGTTGGTCAGGGTTTCCCTGAGCACGATTGCTGGTTCGCAGTGAAGAGCGACATCACTCGTTCCCGTTTCGCTCGCGTATCCAAGGCAGTCTTTGCCGTCGGATGCAGCGAAGTGAAATTGATCGAGACGTCCGCTTCTCCAGCTGAGTCCGACCTTGCGGATGCGAACGTTGTTGTTGTGATCCCGAACGATGGTCGTATCGGCAGCATCGGCGCCTAATTCCAACTAATTAGGAGGACCGGCTAATGAATACCCCAAAAGACACCCAGACTCTCACCAAGGAAGAAGCCTTGAGAAAAGTCGCAGAGGTTCTTGAAGAAGCACTCGCTGAATACGAGAGCCTCGAAAAGATGGACCTTGAGCTTGCTGAAGATCCTTCTCGCCCATTCCCGAAAGCCGAAGACGAATCTGAAGAGTCCGAAGACGGCGAAGACGGCGAAGAGAATGAAGACGAAGAGTCCGAAGAAGAGAAAAAGAAAAAGAAGCTGCTCGCTGACAAAGACGGCGATGAGAACGAAGACGAAATGGAGCCAAAGGACGATGAAATGTCCGATGACGCCATGAAATCTGAGTACGCCGCTTTCCAAAAGAAAATGGAAGCGCGTGGTCTCCTGAAAAAGGAAGAACCAAAAACCAACGCTAAAATCGAAGACGTAAAGAAGTCTGAGATCAGCGTGGGTGAGAGCCTCGCTAAAGCTGAAGTCGAAACCCTCCGCAAGAGCATCGATGACCGCTTTGCTTCTTTCGAGAAGTCGATCAGCACCATCCAGGAAGTAGTTACTAAAATTGCTGGTCAGCCTGCCTCGCCCCGTAAAGGCGTGTCTGGACTCCAGCCGCTTAAGAAAAGCGAAGAAGGTTCGGTTCAGTTTTCGAAATCGCAGATTTGCGACAAGTTGCTTGAACTGAAAAAATCCGGTGACCGCAGGGTGAATACGTCCCTGATCGCCAGGATCGAAACCAACTGTCTGCAGAAAGCAGACTTCGATCTCATCAACTCGATTCTGGCCTAACCAGGGTCCGCTCACTAGGAGGAACACACAGTGTTTAACGATCTTTTTAACGTGCAACAAGGCAATATGGCTTCGGCAGCCCTCGACCAGTCCCAAGCCGAAGAACTTGCAAAGACGATGACTATCGGTCATGCCAATGGTCTCAATGCCCCAGGCAGTTTGACCGGTGGTGCTGCCCTTCAGATGGAATCGATGGATTCTACCCTGAAGAGCATGACCTACGATGCTACTCACCTCCAGCTCTGGCCTGCGATCCCACAAGATCGCGCGTACAGCTTGGTTGAGCAGTACACCCGCACCAACAGCTACGGCGATGCCGGTAGCGTGTTCGTGCCTGAAGCTGGCTCCCCAGCCATGAACGACAGCGATTACAATCGCGCAGCACAAAAGGTGGTCTTCATGGCTACCCGCCGTGGTGTGAGCTTGCCTTCGACCCTCGTTCGCATGAACTTCGGTGGCGACATCGAAGCTAAAGAAGCACAAGCCGGAACCCTCTGGATGCTCGAGCGTCTGGAACGTGCGATGTACAAGTCGCATGCTCAGTTCCTCTCGGCCGACGGCTTCGACAACGCACAAATGTCTGACGTCCCTGCAAAGATCCAGAACCTGGAACTTTCGGGTATGGAATTCCAGATCCGTGCTGGTCAGCAGGAAGAAGAGAACCAGATCCGTGCCTTCGAAGGTTACGGCGCGAACTCCAGCGTTGTTTCTGACTTGGCCGGCGACACCCTCAGCGAAGGTTCGATCGAAGACCTCGCCAACGTGTTGATCGAGAACTTGGCTCACCCAAGCGAACTCCACCTCCAGCCGAAGAACCTCTCGGACTTCATCAAGCAGTTCTACCCAAAGGAGCGCGTCAATACGATGGGCGTTCTGGACGGCCGAGCTGGTTACATCGTGAAGACCATGAGCACGACCGCAGGCGACATTGCCCTCAAGGCAAACGTCTTCTTGCGGCCTAAGCAGACCCCTAAGCCTCAGAACGATCGTGCTGGCGTCCCTGGCGCCCCTGCGAGCGTGGCTGTTGCCGCTGCTGTCGGAGCAAGTTCGAGCCTCCATGCTGCAGACATCTATCGCTACACCATCTCGTCTTGCAACGAGCAGGGTGAAGGCGCTGCTGTCACCACCTCGGCCGCCGCTACTGTGGCTGCTGACGGAGATGCAGTGACCCTCGCGATCGCTTCCCCAGCTGGCGGAGCTTCTGTCACCCACTACGGGATCTACCGCACCGCTAAGTCGGGTTCGGGCGCTCCTCAGTTCCTGGGCTTCGTGAAGCGTTCGGGTGCAACCACTGCATTCCGCGATATGGGCAAGAAGGCTCCTGGCTCGGCAACTGCGTACATGCTCGACATGAACGCAGACATCCTGTGCTGGAAGCAACTCGCTCCTCTGACCCGCGTGAACCTCGCTCAACTCAGCTTGGCTAAAGAGTTCATTCTCTGGCTGGCTGGTTGCTTGATCGTGTTCAAGCCTCGCGCTCTCGGCTTGTTCGAGAACATCGGGAAGGCTGCTTCGTAATCTAGACCTCTAGTTCCATCAAATGAATTGGCCCCACTGGGAAACCAGTGGGGCCTTTTTTATTTGATTTGGCGATTCACTATTTTGATTGAATAATAATAATCAAAAATTGATTGCAGTTATTTATGCACCGCGATACACTTAACTGATGGTTACCTTCTCTTTACTGGCCGGTGCTACCAAAACCACCGATACCTCTAGTGCTCTCCTCAAGGTAATCCACGACTTCGATGTCGGCTTGGACGATGGGACAGACGACACCCTGGGCGATTCGATCGCCCATTTTAATATTCACCCCCGGGCTCCTTGGATCGGAGTTCCACGCAATTACACACACCTCTCCCCGGTAGTCCGCATCCACGGTGCCAGGGGAATTAGCTACGCGCAAAGAGGTCTTCAAAGAGAGCCCCGAACGAGGGCGAACTTGAATTTCATACCCTGGCCCGACGTCGAAGGCCAAGCCGGTGCGTACCAGTTTTGTTTCACCCGGCTGAATGGTGACATCTTCCAGGGCGTGCAAATCGAAGCCACTCGCGCCAGGAGTTTCATATCTAGGGATAACTGCGTTTTCATGGAGTCGCTTGATCTTAAGCTTCATGAAGATGCTGTACCGAACAGAGGACACAGCCATGCATAACAGGGATGTCTGCAACCTATCTCGTATTTTTGAACGGCTTGAGTCTTTACCCGGCTCCGTGGCCGCCGTGAGTTCGGAGCTAAGTCGAGTTTTTCAGTGCTTCTGCGACGCCGTCAAAGACTTTGACAATGACCCTACATGCGACCGTTACGAGGCAATTAACTCTCAAATCTTGGCCATTATGGACCTTTCAGACGATGTCTTTACATTAGACGGGGTGTCGCTTGCCGTCTTCGTGGCAATGGAGGTTCATAGGGCCAGCAAGGCGCTTCTTGAAGGAGACCTTCTCAAGTGCCACTCCCACATGAACAACGCCCTTTGCGTAGAAGCTGTCTAATCGTTCTTTAGGGTTTTGACGGGATAGGTACAGCAACGGTGGGAGGCAAACCCACCAGATGTCCAAGACCCAAAAATCGATGAAGTATCCGGATGATTTTCAGCGCGCAATCTTGCGCCTGATGATGACCGATCCGATCTTCTGTTCAAAGGCGTGTGATCAGCTCCAGTCTACCCACTTCAGCCGCGAGCTGAGTTGGTTCTTTGCCACCATCAAGTCCTATGGTGGAACTCCTCCGTCTCGTTCAGCTGTGTCCGCTGACATCTATAAGCATGACGATAAAAAGTGGGACGCCTTCGAAAAGGTTTTGGATCAGATCTGCAATGAACCCGTGGACGCCTTGGTGGTTAAGAAAATCCACCTTGAGATGACCCAGTTCATTCGGGCCAACATTTTCGTCGATTCCTGCCTGGAAGCAGCCAGTTTGTACAATGCGGACAAGCTCGACGAAGCCTACAAACTTGTCACGAAGCGCATGACCGATCTTAACCGGGTCAACTTCGGTTCAGACGGTAATACGCGCTTTGGGGACGTCCTGGAACTCGTGCAGCGTTCGGCCGCAGAGCACGCCAATGCCATCCCCACAGGCCTTCACGAGATCGACTTGGCCCTGGGCGGTGGATTGACACCTGGTACTTGGACCACATTCCTGGGTGCCTCGAACGCCGGAAAATCAATGGTGATGCCCACCCTGGCCCATCAAGCTGCGCTGAAAGGCAAAAGGGTTTTCGTTACGATTCATGAGGACGAAGAGATCCCTACTAAAATCAGGTACCTCTCAGCCTTCTCGGGCATTGAGTATACGCGGATTGCTTACGGCTTCGCGTTCCTGAGCGAAGCTGAAAAGCAGCAAGTGATCGACGCCGACATTTTCCTTCAGAAGCACGTCGTGATGCGCTTCATGTACACGAACGAGTCAACCATCGAGAACGTTTTCGCCAAGTGTAAGGAGTTGATGACCGAATGGCCATACCATCTCTACCTGTGTGACTACGGTCAATGTCTCACCTCCCACGACTTCAAAAAGATGGATTCGGTGAGACATCTTCAAGAGCACGTCTACCACATGATGAAGCAGCTCTGCCTTGAGCTGAACATTGCCGGTGCTGGCGGTGCCCAAGTCAATAGGGCTGGATCGTCCAAGAACGCATCCGGAGTCGATTGGCTGAGGAAGGAGGACGTCGCGGAAGCGTGGGGAATCGTCACGAAGTCCACCAACGTCATCACGATGAACCGGTCTACTTCGGACGTTCTCAGTAATCGAATCGTCATGCTCCTGGATAAGTCTCGCCATGGTCGCTGCCCAGTCGCTGTTGACTGTGAATCCGACTACTCTCGGTCGACCGTCTATAAGTCCATCAATCAGGAGGACAAGACTCATCTGATCGAGAAGGGTCCTTCTAATCGCGTGACTGGTCACGATGATGAAAAGAAGAAGAAAAAGATGGAACTCGTCAATCCTGCTGATGATGTCCGCGCCGACCCTCCAAAGGGAAATCGAGGATCGGTACAGCAAGGGTGAGTATGTTGAAACTTTTTCTATCTACCTTCTTCTTTGCCGTGGTCGGAAACGTGATTTGCGCTGGAATCGGACTTCTTCTTGAAGTTCCCCAGGAAGGCATCCATGCCATGTTTTTCATCACCGGATTCGTCCTCTACATGGGTTACTTCCATCCGCAGTTCGACAAGCTGGTGAGAGACAATAACGAACGCCTTCGGAAGGACCGCGAGAAAGCCCGGCGCGAAGCTGAGGTGCCTGAGGAGTTCAAAGATGGGCCACGCTAACCGAGAGATCGAGCGTAAGTTTGTAGTGACAGGTAAGAGCCTGATTGAGGTGTCAAACGCCGTCGCCAAGTCTCTTCGCAGAGAATTCCGAGAGCTTGTCACCGATGAATCGAGCGACATCTACTGGAAGGCTGGCCGTGGAGCGAAAGCCGACTTCATTCGCCTTCGGATGATGCCAGATGGAACAGGGCAGCTCACCGTCAAATGGACCGACCGTGGATCCACCACAAACCGAATCGAGATCGACGTGGTGGTGCCGGATCCCGTGCAGTGCCAGAAGTTTCTCACCCAGGTCCACGGAAAGCCCGAGGGCTCCATCTCCAAAGAGTATCACGTCTACTTGATCGACAAGATGGACACGAACGTCTCCGTCTATCAAGTCGATGGCGACAAACGAGTGTTTCTAGAAGTGGAAGCGAGGACTCTCGAACGGGTCAGTCGCCTCTGCAAGCAAGTCGGTACAGCAATTAAGATGGAACGCGAGAAGCGCTCCCTCTATCAAATCTTCGTCAAAGGGCAGGTGTAACTATGTTCGACCGTAAAGTTAAGAAGACCATTCGTCACGTTGGGTATCAGATCCTGGTTCAGCGTGAGCGCCCCGAGACTAACTCGAAGGGTAAGCACACCAAGGTTGCCAAGTTTCGCCAGGAGAGCGGCATCTTTGATACCCGGAGTTCTGCTGAGAAGTTTGCCACCCGGTACTTCTCTCACAACGCTTACCGGATTGTAGGGGTGCGACTTGATTTCACTCCCAATCACTATCCAAGCGGCCGTGAAGCGAAAGCTGAAACCTAAGAGTATCCATGTCAGACGAGAAGGATTCAGCAGGGTCCACTGAATGGGCCGATGATCTCGGTTTAAGCGAGGCAGGCACTGCCCTAATCGATCAACTCGTTAAAATCGGATCTCTCTTCAACTATAGCGCCCCCGCACCGCAGCTCTACAATGATCCTTTCGTCATGGCGGCATTGCTAAAAATGCAGTACGGAAACAGTCCAAGGACTCAGCAACATACTGCAAAGTTTAAAGATATTGCTTCGCACTTTGATCCCAAGGCTCATTCTGATCAAGAGTTGGTCGCCGGCGCTCGAGCGATCTTGGAACGGGAATGCGACGAATGGACTCCCATCACGAGGAGATTTGACCTCTTTGGAGTCGCCCTAAATGCTTTCCAGTTGAGGGCGCTGGCGTCAGGCCCGAAGCGTAAGGCTAATTACAAGCGCTTCAATTATGTCCTCATTCCTGGACCGGTCACGCCGGAGAACTGTGACTACAGCGTCTACGTGGACGCCAAGACCCTCGCGAAAAAGTACGGTGTTAGCTATTTGAAATGCCGGGTTTTGGACCGAGAGCAGCCCGGGTTGATGAAGGACTTCGAGGACACTCCGAACACCATCTATCTCACGCCCCGATCGGACGACAATTACGTTCTGCCGTGTCTCGACACCGACTGACGCCGGGAGCGTCTCTTCTGACAGGTACAGCAACCGTATGAGGATCCTCTCGGTTTCAGCCACAAACTTCAGATCCTACTCGAGTCTCAATATCGACTTCCCGACCTCGGGACTTGTACTGATTGATGGCCAAAATATAGACACCGGTCGCTCGAACATGACGGGCAAAACTACGATGCTCGACGCCGTATTTTGGGCGCTTTATGGCTACCTTCCCAAGTGGGGAGGTCCAAAGGGCGGATCCGCCGATGCAGTCATCAAGCGCGGCACCAAGCACTGCGTGGTTTGCGTCTCCGTCGAGCATGGCGGAGACATCTATCAGATCGTCCGCCGGAGGCCGACTTGCTTGTCCGTCGTCAAGAACCAGGGCGATATCCCCGGCAAGAAGAATGACCTCGATACCCGCATCCCTGAATTGATCGGAATGACGGCGGATCAATTTCTTCTGTCTGTCTACATCTCCCAGGACCGCACCACCTCCTTCTTCACCATGACCGACATCGAGCGCACCAAGCTCCTGTCTACGATTGCTGGCCTGGAAAGTCTCAACAAAGCCCTCGATAAGGCCAAAGGTATTCGCGATGACGTTCAAATCAAAATCAAGGTCGAGCAAGGCGCCATCGGGGCAATCGAAGGGCACCTTGCCCGGTTCCCCTCCGAAAGGGCGTCCCTGCAAGCCGAAGCGGAGCCCATCGAGCGTCTCCTTGCTGCCTCACACGAGCGTCTTGCTTTGGCTACTCGAGAGGCGGCTGAACGTCACCGTGTCGCTGAAGGTGGTGCCGTCCAGCAAATTGCCAGCGTCGATGCGGACATCAAAGCGACCCTGGAGAGATTGAGCCAGGAGTTTACGGCCGCGTCCTATGAGAAGGGCATCAAAATCCAAGACCTCTTGCGCTCTCCCAAGCTCGACCCATCCTACAGTGTCGCTGTTGCTCAGGCCCAAGCCTCCCTCGAGGCCGCCCAAGAGCTGAATCTGCAGCGAGCCAAGCAAGGCGTCACCAACGCTCAGGCCAGGGCCGCCCTCTCCCAAATTGCTGAGAAGCTGAAGAGTGGGACTGGACTGGCGGGCTTTTGCGAGGAGTGCGACCAAGCGTTACCCGTCGAGGACCGTGAGGCCCAGATGCATAAGCTCCTCGACAAGGCGACCTATTGGGAGGGTTTACTCAAGCCCGAAGAGCCCCAAGCGCACCTCACACCTCTCAAAGAGGCCCTTTCGTCAGCCCAAATGGCCCTGGCCCAGATGAATGCACAGCTTGCGGCCAAGCCCGACCAACTCCGAGTTGAGGTGCGCGCTCTTGAGACTCGCCTGGTCCAGATCAAACGCGAGGCTGAACTGGAGGAAGCCAACTCCCGTTCCAAGAAGATCTCCATCCAGAGTGTGGCCGATGGGATCAATCGATCCGCCAACGACGGCATCATCGCCGTCCAGAGAGAACTCGATCTCCTCACTTCAAAGCGAGTCCAAGTTGAATCAGCCCTGAAGGGGATTACCCAGCGTGAGTGTCAGGTGGCAGGCGACCTCGAGCAAAACAAGGCCAAGCTTTCTGTCCTCCTTGTTCAGTTGGATGAGGCGCTCGATCTGATTGATCTCTTTGGACCCAAAGGCTTTCGAGCGGTATGTTTTGACGGCATCATCGAGCGTATCTCGGATAGGGCCGGAGAGCTTCTCTCCCTGATGACCGATAACGTCTACGCCACCCGAATCGAGCAGTGTGCTGAGAATTCGAAAGGGGAGGACAAGGTGGTCCTTCGCCCTGTCATCACTAAAGGGGGCCTTGAGGTTCCTTTGGACGATCTCTCGGGTGGGGCCCGGAAGATGGCCATGCTCGCTTACGATGTGGCCGTGTCTGAGTCGGTGGGGGATAGCTCGATTCTGTTCCTCGATGAAGCCTTGGACGGTTTAGACGCCCAAGGGAAGGGGGAAGCTATGCGACTCCTTGAGGAAGTGGCTCGTCACCGAGCCGTGCTCTTGATTGACCATACGAGCGAGATCCGGGCTGCTTGCCAGTCCGTTATCCAGGTGAAGTACAAAGACGGCACTTCGTTCATCGAAGGCCCTACCATCCCTGAGGAAGCGGCCCAATGATCTGGCGTGCGGTAGATAATAGGGGCCGACTGGTCACGGTTCCTATGAGTCAAATGAGCCGACTCATGGAAAATGGACTGGTCAGGACAATGGACCCTGGCGCAGTGATTTACCTGGGAGACGTCTACGTTTACGGCCTCACCACCGAAGAACAGCTCGAAAACGCTCTGAAATCAAATGATTTGCAATTGATTAAAGCCCTCCAAAAGGAACACTTCGATAAGGACTCCTTGGAAGAAGCTTTGGCCGAGATGAAGCGCTTTGTGGAGTCCGAATGACTGACTTGAAAGAAGACGCTCTCGATACCGCAATCCGAGCCGCCCTGAAAGAGGCCTACGACAGCTACGCTTCAACAGGAAATGCGCCCATCGGGCATTTGGTGGTTGGGAGGTGCCTTTTGGACGGAACCCGCTGGCAAACGCTCCCTGCTAATAGATATATGACTGCGTTCGGCTTGATCCCGATCGCTTTGGAAGAGGGGAGTGAAGTGGCATTCATCCCTAAGGTGTCTGATCGAGCGGCAACCGTTGCCACCCAGAGCGAGGAAATGTCCAAATGAACTTCACTCAGCTCTACGAGAAGATTGAGGCAATGGCCGTTGAATCCCTCATGCAAGGGATCAATCCCAAATGCTTTACAGTTTATGTAGGGAAGGAGACGATTGATCCTTCGTACGCAGACGACATCGTCTTGTGGCCCAATCAATATATGACCTCTTATGGGGTCGTCTTCCTGAAGTGGGTAGAGGGTAGCGACATTTCGTTTAGTCCTCCGGGCTACGCTTCGAAAGCCACCGAAGTATCCCAAGTGAAGAGCGAGATGAAGGAAGCTCTGGACGCTATGAGAGCTTTCATCGGCGAAGGGTAGTCTACGCAAAGTAGTTCAGAATCATGTTGTCACGGTCAGCATGACCCGGTTCGACCATTCAGTCCCGGTCAACATGCTGATTCATCGGACAACATACTATGGCCGGCAAACAGAAGTTCCCCCACATCGAAATCGTCGCGATCTGGATCTCCAACCAAGATAACGGCGTCAAGATCGGCAAAAAGCGATTCGCCGACGTCCTCGGAGTCTCTGAGCGCACCGTGCGCCGTGCCCTGAAGCAAGCCGAGATAGCGGGCCTAGTCCCTCCCGGCACCATCAAAGACACGCCTGTTCAACTCAAGGGCAAGGGGTACAATTCCAATGACTAATCTTCCCGTCGGAGTCCACTCGGGTCTCACGCCCGATCAGATCGCGCTCGCCCACAACTATGTAGGGCATTTGAACATCCACTACCTCTCCCGGGCCAGGCAGCTCTTCATGGGTGGATTGACCTGCGAGGAGATCGTAGGCAAGTACCCGGAGTACACGCTCCCGATGCTCTATCGGGCATGCCTCGAATACGACTGGACCCAGGCTAGACTCGTCGAGGCCCAGCGGTTGGCAACCATTGCCATTTCGTCGGCAGGGATAGGTCAGCCCAAAGCACTCATCTTCATGAACCGCATGATCGAGGCCGTGTACGCACGGTACGAGAAGAAGCTGCTCGATTTCATCACTGATCCCGACAACGCCCCTTACCCGCAAGTTTCCAAGGCCGATTTCGACCAGATCGGGCGATCGCTCGAGTACGCACGAGAGATGCTCGGAATGAACGCCAAGGCTGCGCAAGGCGGCGGCAATTCGGGTGGGAACCTCATCCACATCACGATGAAGGGCGCCCCAGCTGAAAGCATCGATATTTCGACTGCCAAGGTCGAGGACATCGTGTCCCGCCTAGAAGGGAAGTACGGCAAGGACGTGAAGTAGTATGGCTGACCAAGCCCACACGGATGTCGAACTCCTTGAGGAGTTGATGGCTCCTCTCACTTCAAAGCGTCACCTCCAACTCTGGCTGAAGGGGCACCTTGGCTTCACGCTGCCTGATCAATCGGTCACGAAGTTTGCCAACTCCAATCCCCTCGATTTCGTGTGGATGGTGTACCGGGCCATCATGGACGGAAAGCCCTTAAGAATCATGGCGTTGAGCGGCCGAGACAGCGGGAAGACTGTCGCGCTCTCGGTCATCGATCTCTTGGCCATGCTCCACGACCAGCGCTCAGCCCTTCACTCCGCCATGACGAGTGCCCAGGCCACACGCGCCAGGGACTACCTCCAGAGCTACCTGCTGAAGAACCCGATCCTGAGATCCTCGATCGTGACGGAGAACCAGAAGCTGATTGAGCTTCGGGTGGGCGGCGAGAAGGTGGGACTGGAATTGATCTCGCTCACGCCTAAGGCCGTCCAAGGCGCCCACTACAGTCTGGTCTCCACCGACGAGCTGGCCTCGTCCATGGACCCCCAGCAGATCAAGGCCTATCGAGATTTGTCCGGGGTGGCCGGATCGCACAAGCTGAGTGGGAAGCCCGCCGTCATCGTGAAGATCACCTCACGCCAGTCGGGTGCATCCTTGGCTGAGCAAGAGCTGAAGAATGCCCACAAGACGGGCATTGTTGTGGTCAATTGGACCACGATCGATTGCATGAAGGCGTGCCCGCCCGAGAGATCGGGAACGGTCGTGTCCCCGATGAACATCAACGTCATCAAAGGCCTGGCCTTCAACGACGAAGAGTTCGTCCGCATGAAGGACAAGGACGGCTTTGACCGTACCGAGGATACCCGCGACGGATGCCTGAAGTGCCCACTCCTTCACTACTGCCAGGGTAGGGCCCGCTTCCAAACGAGCGAGAGTGCCCTTCTGAGAGAGATCGACGACGTCATCACCAAGGTGAACGACGCCAACTCCCACGAATGGGTGTTGTCGCAGCTCCTCTCGCAACAGGCCTCAAGCGATGGCCTCGTCTACCCTGAGTTCAACCCCACCATCCACATTCCAGGTTGGGACGTGATGTGGGAGAAGCTGACCGGTGAGCCTCCTCTCAATCCCGTCAACCGCGAGATGTTCATTCGGGAGCTGAAGCGCCGGGGTGCTACGTTCATTGCCGGTGTCGATTGGGGCTATACGGCACCTGCCACTTGCGTCGTTTTGGCGATCGACGACCGCGACAACATCTTTGTGGTCGAAGCGACCGGCCGAGTGAGATACGACGATCCGGAATGGGTGGAAGTGATCAAGACCCAGATCCATCCCAAGTATGACGTTCAAATGTACTTGCCCGACGCCGAGAATCCATCGGGGATCAGCCTCTTGAGGAAGGCCGATCTACCCGTAGCCGAGATCGATAAGGGCCCAGGCTCAGTGAAAGCGGGCGTGAACATCGTGAAGGGACTCCTCAAGATCCCAGGCACGAATAACCGGGCCCGGATCTACTTCGCGCCCGACATCAAGCCCACGGCCACCGACATCCCAGGGATCCTGGAAGAGTTTGGCCTCTATGCCAAAGAGATCGATGCCGCTGGCCAAGTGCAAGACGACAAGTACCGGAAGGGCAACGACCACTACTGTGTAGCCCCACATACGATGATCACGACGAAGTCAGGCGCTAAGCCTATTTCTCAGATCGTCGTGGGCGATGAGGTCTTGACTCACTCGGGCCGTTATAAATCGGTTACGCGCGTAATGGTCAATCCTCATCAGGGGCCGATCAAACGCCTAGGCGTCACCGGACGCGAAGACCTTCTGATCACGGGTAACCACCCGATCTTGACCTGCTCGAGTCGCAGGAGTTTCGAGGATGGCAACACCGGACAAATGATGGTGAATCAGGACTTTACCTGGACTAAACCCGAGGACATTCAGCTTCAGGCGCGAAAGACGGCGCCCCGGACGTTGGTGCAGACGGTACGCACGCTTGAGACCGATTCGGTCGTAATTGACATGAAAGAGCTACTTCCGGATTACCTGGAAGAAGGGAATCTCTTGGTGGCTGGCTGTACTGGGCGAGACGGCGTAGTTAGGGTCAATCCCAAGGCGCGCCCCATTGAGCGTTATCAGCGGGTGGATGAAGATCTGGCGTTCACCATCGGGTACTTTGCCGCTGAGGGTTCAAAGTCGGGTAACCCATCCAAGAACAAGTACGGGGTCAACTTTACCGGGCATAATCGTGAAAAGACGGTCGAAGATCTAATCAAGAACGTGGCAGCGCGCTTTGGAGCAAAAGCTTCGTTTCGTAGCGTCGTGGGCAATGCGCGTCACGTGCGATTCAATAGCAAGGCCTTGTACAAGCTTATGGAAGGTTGCTCGAGCCGTACCGAGAAACGCTTCCCCGATTATGCAACCCAGCTTGAGCGGCCAGAGATGCTCACGATGGTAGCCGGCTATATGTTTGGAGACGCACACTTTTCCAGTCATGGCATCAAAGCTGGCACTATCTCAAGAGAGCTTGCCTACCAATTGTTCACGATGCTCGTCACGCTGGGCTACCGGCCCAACATCAAGCGGGCACATCGGGCTGGACGCTGGGGAGTAAAGAACGATCAATGGATCGTTTCTCTCTGCAGGGACCAGGGTCAGGCGCTTCTGATCGAGATCTGCAAGGAGCCTAGGTTGAATGAGATCTTTAAGGAGAAGCTCGTCAACCTCGGGTACTCAAAAATCAAGGCCGGCTGCTCATTCAAAAACGGGACCTTCGTTTCAAGCATCGTTCGCAAGGTTTCCGAGGAGGCCTACGATGGTTTGGTCTACAACCTCGAGGTTGAGGGTGAGCACTCCTACGTTGCAAATGGGATCGTAGTCCATAATTGCGATGCTCTCCGGTACGCGCTCTATTGGTATTACGGCAAAGCCGTGTTCCAGGCCGTGTTCGCCAATAGTGCCTACACCCAGAAATCGCATGCGCCCGATAAGATTTCACCGAAGACCACCGAACTTGCCGAGATGGCCGGCGTGAACGTCCAAGACAACCGCTCAGACTTCCCTCAGCTCTTCATGAAGCAGGAGGAGTACGACGAGAACGGGAACCCCGTGAAGCCCGACGACGATACTGACCCGACCGGAACCGGCGGGGGCGGGCTCCAAGTCGCGTGGACGTGAAAAATCAAGGGGTTACGATGTCGTCATTGAACGCCCTCTCAAAACCCTGATCGGCACCTTGGCCAGTCAGAGTCTTGAGAGGATGCTCAAAAGCGACTTAACCGCTGCGGCGCTTGATCTGTCTTCTGCGGAACTGCTTGCGACCTCCTCTGGTCTTGGCCAAATTAACGGTCGGTCTGACGTGGAGACTCGGCGCAGACTTCATCTCGTCCTGGATCTGACGAATCAGCTTATAGAGGGAGTAGACGTCCTTTGCGAACTGGACAGCCTGGTGGAAGTGCTGGAAGGCTTGGAGGGCGGTTGCGAACTCGGTCATATCATCTTCTTTCTGGTTGAAGACCCCGCACCTTGCGGAGCATCGAGCGGGGATACTCTGAAATCTAAAGGACCTATATCAGGACTCTGAATCGGACAGCATTTGACCCGATTCAGTTCTATACTGTTGGTGTAAAAACACTGTGTTTACGCGGTCATAGCCAGGCTAATTCAGCCTTCCACCTTACTTATAAGCGGAAATCCAATTAACATTGCCCACTCAGGTTTTCCCAATCAGTACAGCAATAGCGTGAAGATCGTCCACGATAGCTCAGAGCAGAAGCAGATGATCGCCATGGAGTGGTTCCCACTTCCCGTGATGAAGCACCGCGAGCACCGGTTTCTTTACCGCTTCACTTACCCAATCACCACGATCTGGATGGAAGGATTGATCACTGGACCAGGCTATGGTGATCCCGAGCACCTGGGCGGTTCCATGGACAATCGGCTTGAGCGGTTTGCGTGCGAGAACTGGGACAGGCTCTGTGTGGAGTGGGATGTGCCCGACCTAAAACCTGCTCTCATGGCGTCCGTTCTCGAGTGCAAGATGGTGCGGAAGTAGGAGCTGGACGACCCGGTCTCCATGGAATCGAACCGGTACAGCACTGTCATGACAAACACCGACACCGCTCCCTCTTCCAGTTGCTGACCCATTTCGTTGATGTGAATGGGGTCCTCGACGTCATCAATGCGAGTGACAACAATCCACCCGAAGACTCGATTGTCATCAAGGACTGAGTGCGGGCTCACAATGACTTGCCCAAACGGAACGAAGCATAAGTTCAAGGCTGGCGACGTGGTGGTCTGCACTCGCGCTGAGTTTCAAAACGAGACCGTCGGGATGACCTACGTCGTTCGGGAAGGGTGCTACTGCTCCAACGACAAGAAGTCGATCTCTCATCCCTGGTTTGAGATCGAAAACGACGACAATGGCGGACCCAACTCCTACCACGAATATGCGTTTGAACTGGCCTACGACGCCACCCCTTTGGACGAAGTGAAACGCCAAGTGTTCGAGGCTTACGGCTTCAAGGATGAGGCCGATCTTGCTGCGTTTTTAGAGTCCTAACCGGTGTGTCGAAAGTGACAGGTACAGCACCAGTGCAGGGCGAAACGAACCCGCCAAACAAGTTTCAAAACCAGGAGTAATCCCAATGTTTAAGAACCTCTCGACTCTAGGCCTGATCGCCCTCAGCGTTTCTGCTTGCGGATCCAAGGAAGTTGTCTTCAATCAGCCCTCGGCATCAGACGCTCCCGCAGCATCGATCCCAGCCCTGGTCCAGAAGGCTGTCACCTGCCAAGTGTACGACCTGGGCTACTACCCAAGCGCCCTGCCTGACTTCGACAACCTCACTCCCGCTGTGACCGTGGGACTCGACAAGTTCTCGCTCGGCATCGCAACCGACGTCGCTCCCTTCCCGGCTTTGATCGGCACTGCGGCCGAGAACTACAAGACTCGTGTAGCCTACCGCTGCACCGGCACCTTGAAGGTGACCCAGGCCGGCCTCCACATCATCAAGACCGTGAGCGATGACGGTGTGCGGGTCACGATCGGTGGATTGAAGGTGATCGAGAACAACACTTCTCACGGCGCTACTGCAAACTCAGTCACCCTGAGCCTTTCTGCCGGCAACTACAGCATGGTGGTTGAGTACTTCGAAGGCGACGGCCCAAAAGAGCTTCTCGTCACCGACCAGCCTGCTCCAACCGCTCTCAACATCTAAAAGTCCCCCGTCCCATGCAAGTGAGGGTCGGCTCCCAAAAGGGGTCGGCCCTTTCTTGCGTCTGGGCGTGCGGGCGAATGAGATCGGTACAGCAAAGGAGTATGTACGTCATCCTTTGCGCCGGATACTGGGTCCTCTACACGTCTCTCCCCATGGCACAGTTCGCCCACGACAGCAGTACGGCCACCGTCAATGCCTACGGCTGCAGTGACCCGCAAGAGGTTACCCCTCAGCAGGTCGAGTACT